AAACGCCAGCAAAAGCAATGCCCGCATCGGTTAACGCCTCTATGTTTTCACTTGCCGATACTAAAGACTCTCCAATAAATGATAATGCGTCGTCAATAGTTTGAGACTGGCCAATAAATTGTGTTGTGTTTATTTTTGCTGTGTTCGCTAATTGAGAAAACGTCTGATCTGTTTGTCTGGCTAGCCTGTCAGCAGTTTCGCTATATTCTTGTAATGCATCAATCAGGATTTTAGATGTAATACCGCCTGTTGCCGCAAAAGCTCTAAGCTCACCCTTGCCCTTGCCTAGTGATTCAGCTAGAGCATCAAGAATGCGGGGCGCACCCTCCGCAACACTATTAAACTCATCACCCCTAAGCGCCCCAGCCGACAAGCCTTGATTGAGCTGTCTAATTGCCCCGCTTGCTTCTTCTGCCGACTTGCCGCCTGCAACAAATAGATCGTTTATGGTTTTAGTTACAGATAATAGAGTTTTTTGTGATACGTTGAGATCTTCAGTGTTGCGTTTTAGTTCTGCGTATAAGCCTACAGTACCCTGTAAATCACTACGTGTTGATTTAGCCAGATCTAAAAGCGTTTGCTGCGTTTGGTTTAGCTCAATCTGGGAGCTTGTCACTTGTCTTATTTGGCTTGTTACGCTTTTCCATGCGTCACTGTAGCTTATAATGTCCTTAGATACTGCCGCCGCGCCAATAGAGGCGATAGAGGCGGTTAATAGGTTTGCCGCGCCCGCCGCACTATTAAAGCTTTTGGTCATTTGCCGAGAGTTTTTGTCTAGCGACTTTTCTGTTTTGTCACCAGTCTTTGCGACGCTATCAAGACCTTTTTCTATCTTAACTAATCCGCTAGTGTCACCAACAAAACCTATTCTCGCTAAATCTGTCAAAACAAAAACCTCAAAACAAATAATGTTTGATTATAACCGACTGGTCAGACCAGATAAAGAAAAACCGCAATTAAGCGGTTTTAAAACATAGAATCGAATTTATCCATTTGTTCGTCAACTGAGTTTCTGATCATTTGGATTGTTTGCTTAACATTAGCTAATTTATGAGGCGTTCTGCATTTTGGGTTTTCTGCCTCTTGGTAAAAGCTGCAATAAACCCTGCTGATCCTTTGAACTTGTTTTGACTCCCACGCCGTTAAATTGGACTTGCTTTGTGTCGAATAAGCTAATATTTCAGACCATTTTAACGGGATTTTCCCCATTCCGCCGTAATCAACAAGACCCATATCTGACCACGCATCAATAACAACCCTGTCCGCTTTAGGCATCTTTAAAAGTGGGTGACTTTCGCCTAGTGATTCCATCCTTGATTGGGTTTTTTGATGCTCACCCTTTTTGTTACCCCTTTCAGGCCTCTTAGGGTGAGCATGTAACCACGCTAAATGCTGTGCATATACAGTCAATTCAGATTCTAGCTTTGAATAAAAACCTTTCTGTCTGAAATTTGCTGATGAACCTGCTCGCGCATGGCTTTATATTTCAAATAGTGATTGTAAGCATTTTCTTCGGAGAATTTAATAATCGTTTCGCCTGTTTCACTGTCTGGCATATTCTCCCAACCAACCGTCATTTTGGCATAAGTGCGGGCGTCTCGCTCAGCCAGCTCTTGTGGCGTTAACTCCCCATCCTCTAGGTGCTCGCGGTTTCGCTTTGATTCAATTGCTAACTCTGTAAATTTGTCAGAGTCTAAGCCCAGCACCGTAATTTTTACGGGTTTGGTTTTGTCGTCTTTAAAATAAAGCTTTTGGTTGTTATCTGGTCTGATAACGTGAAAAGTAGCGCCTTTGTTTGCTGCGCCTACCGAGTCGAACATACTTAAATTCATATTCATACCTTTTATGATATATCATCCGTTAAACTTCCGGCGGGCGCTGGATGAGGACGCTTTCAGATACGTTGTCCTAGCCGGAAGTTGTTTATTAAAATTGCAAAATTATTGCTGATGTAATAACCGACAAATTCAAAAATTATGGCGCGGCTACTTTGACGATATTACCATTAATAGATAAATCGGTTGACGCTGAAGAAATATCATCGACGCCGCCAATAGTTTCTGTTTTACTCATTACTCGCGCGATAAAATACCGCTTTGCACCGTCTTGCCTGCTGATTTCAAATGCGTAGTTATTATCGCTATTCACTGCCGCGTCTAAAATCAACTGGCCCGCGTCATCATCCACTAGAGCGTAGTCAACCGTCAATGTGCCGTTATCGTAAGAGCCTTTAAACTTAAAAGTTTTTCTATCACCCAATGGGTTATGGGTCACTTCGTTGTATGTTATGCCGAATCCGCCAATACTGGTTACTTCACCAATCTCTGTGAATGTTAGCGCTTCGAATCCCGCTTGATCGTTCTGAGCTGGCAACGTTGCCGATATAGAGATCGTCGTGCCTGCCGATGTTTGTGCTAAACTAGTGGACATATTTAATATACCTATACTGATTAATCATTAATAAATTTCATCCGTACATAATTATAGCACTGGTCCGACCAGCTAACAATCATTTATTTATAACAGTGTAATATATGCTAACGGGGTTTTTATAAAATCCATCACTAACCATTGGGTTTCCTAACATTTCGTGCTTGTTGACTGTTATTTTTTGTCCGTTGCGCTCTAGATGCTGACCTCTAAGAAAATAGTTTTTTACCAATTCGGCCTTGTGTATATTTGTGAATTTCCCGTTTGATAGCGGCGTATAAACGTCTATTTGGTAAACGCCGTTAGAGATTTTAGAGCCTTGATTTTCTAAACTTACGGGGGACTCTGATCCCGTCAGCAAATAGCCATGAACATAATTAGCAGTTTTATCACTAAGCTCAATGCTTTCACCGTTGGCACTCTCTGAAGCGTATATAAACCCATCGGCAATAGCTTTGCTTTTTGCTTCATCCCTAAATGACTTGAGTAAATCAAATGTCGATATCATTTACGTCTCTTTTTTATTTCATTTTCAACTATGCGTGGGAACTCGGCTAAACTAACTCGCAACATGCCAGATGGGGCTTGCGCTGACCAACCTTCATATTCTAACCTCTCGATATAAGGCAAGGAATTCGTAAAATAAAATTCCTCCCCTAGCTCTAGCTCGTTTGATTTTCTGAGCAGCAAAGCACCAGACTTGCTAGGATCAGTATCTTCTGTTGTCGAACCGTCGTAATCACCTATTGCCGATAGCCAATTTGCTGCCGCCCGTCCTGTCCTTCGTGGCGTCCGACTTATTGTCCTCTGTCCAGCTTGAAAGAAAGATGATTGAACAATTTCATTAACGTCTTGCTTCCTTTTTGATGCTATTTTTAGTAGGTCTTTTGCTAGGCTCATTTACTGCCTCAACTGAATTTTTCTTAAAACGTTAACGCCGTCAATGCTATCGAGGCTTAACGCTATACGTACAACTGTAAATGTCTTGCCGTTTATCGTGGTTTGCATTGCAATTCTTGGAGGTTCGCTTGAATGGAAAAACACGTAAGCGTCGCCCTGCAAAATTCTGTTTTCGTCAATCTCGGAGTTGCTATACTGCAAAAGCGGGGTGATTGTGCCATTTATTACAACGTCTGGTTGAGCTGGCAAGGCGTTTCCGTCTTCGTCAAATCCGCCAGCATTCCCCTTTTGCACAAATGATCCGGGGCCGCCAAACTTACTTATGATTGATTCCGCTTTCTTTCTAGACTCGCCATAAAAACCCATCACAGGCCCCTTGAGATCTTATCACTCAACCCGCCCAACCCGCTACTTGTAACATGACCTAGTATTGAGTCAGCGTAGGGGTAGCGTTGTATGGTAAATGCTTGAGTACCTTCTACAAATTCGATCTCGGTTTCCAAAACGTCTAATTTGTCTTTTTGACGTTTCACTATGCCCTGCTTAGGTGGGTTAGGTTGAATTCCGCCGCTACTTACTTGAGTCAGTTGTATATAGGCATATTCTGACAATGCAGATTTGAAAGGCTCGGGAACTTCATTGCTAGGGTATAAACCCCCGTTTTTGTTGTAAAGGTTGAGCCTTGGCGGCATTAGGTTTTGATTGACATTGACCGGATCGCCTTTGGCGGTGTAATTCATTTCTATATAGCGAGTTGCCACCATCAGTGCAGATTGTAATTCTTGCGTAGTGTATGTGCTTATATCTTGAATACCGATAGACCCGCAACCACTAGCCCAGTAATCAATAAAATCTGTTGTTGATTGGTAAGACGTGGCGTTAGTTAAACCTGTGCCGTCCTCTACTACAAATACACTCATAAATAAACCCGGTTGATTTTTGTGTATTGTAGCATGGTTTTAAAATAATGGTAAATAGAGAAATAAAAGCGCAAAATGGCTTTACCATCACCACATCACGCATACATATAATTTCAAGGCGTGATCGCTTTAAGCTTGACTCTTATAAATTTGTTTGCTCGATCAACCAATTCGAGCTGAAACCTTCGTAGAAATTATCAACAATCTATTCCCAGTTTCCGGCTTTTGCAATAACTATTCGCGACTAGTTACAACATGGTTTTCCTACCCTGCCCGCTTTTAAGGGGTCGAAGCCGCGCGATGGGTATCCGCTTGCTTGCAGCTTCCTGATTTTCGGCAATGAATTCTAATAAATTTCAATTGATAGCAATATTGACTGTTATTAACAGCATACAGAGTTGCTAACACTGTATTTTATAGTGATTAATGACAAACTTAGCGAAATCTCTTGGGCTTTGCTGAATTTGCCTTTGTTTTTCCTTCCTATTTTATGCTTTAAATACAACATTACCGTTAACATCGGTAATTGTAAAAGAATCAGTTTCGGGTATAAATATTTCTTTTCCGTCAATGTTGATGACATAGCAAGGTAAAATTCTTGTCTTTGCATCTAGATTATCTAGCTCTTTAGACACTAAAGCCGAAACATCAGCTTCATATTCTTTAATTTCGTTCTTGCCGTGGTTTTCTTTATAGTAAGACTCCTGCTCTTCAACTGAATCACATCTAACGTCCAGCACTTCAATGCTTTCACCCTGATAAAAATAATAAGAATCTATTAGGGGTTTTGTCTTGTTCTGTTAACTACTAAAGTAAATGACATTATATTAGCCTATTTGTTGTTGATAAAAATTCTATTTAATGCGCCGACCATGCTAGATATTGCGGCTGGGTGCAAAATCCATTTGATAAGCGCATTAAATAAAACCTATGGCAGCGTGTTCAGAACTCGAAACCGCTTCATTCTTCATGTTTATTTTTATTTATTGTAGCTCGATTTTTGTTTACATGAAATGT